GCAGACGGCCCTCAGAAGTTCGACGACGAGCTGGAGGCCCGTCTGGTGAAGGAAGGCGTCGCCAAGTACATCGGCGAGTTGGGCGAGACTGCCGAGCAGCCCGCACCCGCTCCCGGCGACGACGCCGACGAGCCTGCCAGCACCAACACAGCGGCCGACGAGGCCCCTGAGTACAACGAGGACATGAAGCTCGACGAGCTGAAGGAAGTGGCCGCGCGCTATGGCGTGGACGCCTCTGCCATGCGCAAGAAGGCCGACGTCATCGCTGCCATCGAGGCCGCCAAGGCCGAGCAGCCTGATGACGGCGCCGACGACGAGGAGCCCCCTCAGATCGGCGCCGCCGATCCTGTCTGATGGCCTTCAGCTTCAAGGCGATGGTCGAGGCTGACCGTCGGCGCACGTTTCTCAATCTCGACGAGTTCGGTGAGAAGCACACCGTCGAAGGCAGAGCCATCGCCGCCGTGCTGGACGACAACGCCCTGAAGGAACGCCAAGGGGGGCAAGAGCTGAGCGTCGCGGAGTCCTCTCTGCTGCTTTACGCGGCGGTCGAGGATCTGCCCGCTCGGCGCCCGGCGGGCGAAGGGCTCAACGTCGACGGCCGCGAGTACATCGTCAACGACTGGAGCGAGGACATGGGGATCGCCACCGTGGCCCTCGGCCAGACTGTCACCATGTAGGAGGTGCCCCATGTCCATCGTCAACAGCATCGAAACCGTCCGGGACTGGCTGACCGCCGAGGTCTGCCCTCTGGTCAAGCTGAAGCTCCCCGACGACAACGCAACGGACGCCTCCTACCCATACAAGCTGGTAAACCCGGCCGCGTTCTCGCTTTTCGTACCATCGAAGGACAGGACACCCCCGAACATCGCCGCGCCGATCCCGTCGGTCTGCGTGCAGATCGTTCAGGGCGACGACGACCTGCTCCAGAGTGCCCGAGACATCAAGATCCGGCTCTGCTTCTCAGCGTGGGATCCCGGCTACCACGGGCCCGACATCTTCAAGCCGAAGGGCGACGGCAGCGGCACCTACATCCAGCAATACAACGAGGCGGCGGCCTCCTACTTCGTGAAGAACGGAGAGGGCTGGCGTGACGCATGGAATTTTGTGGACACAGCTCTCCGGCTGATTGAAAACGCCGAGTACCTCGGCGACCTCCGCGTCATCAAGGAGAAGGGCATCACCTTCGGCCCCGTCACGGAGCAAGACGCCGTCCCCGACTTCTACCCGTACTGGTTTGCATGGGCTGAGTTCTCCGTCGAGGAGACACTGACCCGCAACCCGAAAAGCTACCAACACCTGCTTTAAGGGCAGCCGCTCGGCTGCTCTAATTTCATGCAAAGGAGGATAAGCAGATGGCAAACGAATACCTCTACGGCGCCTACGGCCACATCGGCGAGACCGTGGCACAGAGCGCCGTGCAGGCGGGCACCACGCCGGTCTATATCGGCACGGCACCCGTCAACCTCGTGCGCGGCTTCGGCGAGGCCGGCATCATCAACGCGCCGATCAAGATCACCAGTCTGGTCGACGCTCAGAAGAAGATCGGCTACTCGTCCGACTGGGGCACCTTTACCCTGTGCGAGGCCGTGTACGCGCATTTCAACAACACCCTCGGGAACATCGGCCCGATCTACGTCATCAATGTGCTCGACCCCTCCGCGGGCAAGCACCGCAAGGAGACGGCCACTACCAAGACCCTCACCTTCACCGGCGGCCGCGCCGAGTTCGCCAGCGACAAGATCATCCTCGACACCCTGACCATCGCAAAGAATGACAGCGGCAACTACGTCGAGGACACCGACTACGCTGTGGACTATAACTTCACCAAGGGCACGGTCATCATCACCAGCCTGAAGGACGACGCGCAGCTCGCCGGCAGCCTGACGGCCAGCTTCAGCGAGGTGGACGACTCTGAGATCGCAGACAGCGACATCATCGGCGGCGTCACCTCCTCCGGCGAGTACAGCGGCCTGAGCGCGATCGCGCTGCTCTATCCCGAGCAGTTCGCGGTCTGCAATCTGATCGCAGCCCCCGGCTGGAGTCACAGCCCTGCCGTCTACAACGCCATGCTGACGGCCTGCAAGAAGATCAACGGCCACTGGGACGCCTTCGTCGTGGCCGACCTGCCTCTCGTGGATAGCACCGCGCAGGCGGTCGACACGATCACCAAGGCGATCGCATGGAAGAAGGCCAACGCCTTCACCGGCGAGCGTTCTAAGGTCTACTGGCCGCAGGCTGTGGACAACCTCGGCAACGTGTTCCACCTGAGCACGCTGGCCGTGGTCGAGCTCATGCGCGCCGACTTCAGCCACAACAGCGTCCCGATGGAGACCTGCGGCAACAAGGCGATCCCCGTCATCAAGCAGTATTTCGGGGCCAACGCCAACAACCGCGGCTTCGACCAGCAGACCGGCAAGGAGCTGACGCAGAACGGCATCAGCACCGCCGTCGCATGGGGAGGCGAGTGGGTACTGTGGGGCGACCATACGGCCGCCTACACATACGGTGCAGACGTGGATCCTCGCGCGATCTTTGACGTCTCCATGCGTATGCTCATGCACATCACCAATAGTTTTCAGCGCGAGTGGAGCCCTGAGATCGACAGCCCTATGACCCGCGCGCTGAAGGATCGCATCATCAACCGCGAGCAGGAGAAGCTCGACGGCTATGTCAGCATGGGCGCCCTGCTGGGCGAGCCCGTGATCCTGTTCCTCGAGAGCGAGAACAGCACCACGGACGTGATGAATGGCGACTTCCGCTGGGACATCGCCGTCACCCCGACCCCGCCCCTCAAG